AGAGGAGCTGGCGTCGACGACGAGGGCGACTGGCTATATGACGACAACGTCATCATCACCAACCAGCTGCTCTTCAAAGACGCTGGCAACGATCTTGAGCGCTCCGCAGCTGACCCGTTCGGCACATTGACCTGGACAGAAACGTGCACCTGGATCATCGCCGCAGACGTATTGAGTTGGCTAGGTATTTCCGTGGCTACCGCTAACGACACAGCCTTCGTTGGGGTATGCACGGATGCCGCCAACGCTTGGGCCTACAAGGCGCGGAAGATGGCCGGCTACCAAGCCGAGTCCCTGACAACCGCGCCAAGTAGTGCCGTCAAGCTCGGCACCATCATGTACGCGGCGGCCCTTTACCGTGAACGCGGATCGGTCGATTCATACGCATCGTTTCAGGACATGGCGATCACTGCCCCGACCGGCACGATGGGTCAAATCATGCGTCTGCTCGGCGTGCGCCGAAGCCAGGTGGCCTAATGCCCGCCACAGGCATTTTCGCCGACTCCCGCACAGCTGTCGTCAACGCCCTAACCGCGCTCGGCCTCGCAGCTGTCATCGACCCGCGCAACGCCCGCCCGCTCACCGTCCTAGTCAACCCGCCGACTTTTGACGCGTTCACCTACAACGTCGGAGACATACGTTTCGACCTGCTGATCTTGGCGGCCCCACCAGGCAACCTTGACGCCGAGGACTACCTAATTACGACCGCCGACACCATCATGGCGTCGACAACCCTGGCCGTCACCGGCGGCCGCCCCGCCACCGTCACAGTTGGCGACCAAGTAATACCCGCCTACAACCTGACAGTCGCAATAGCGGCAAGGAGAAACTGACAATGCCAACCACGTTTTTGTCAAACGCCACCATCAACATCACCCAAGGCGCAACCACCTACGACTTGAGCGCAGAAGCCAACCAGGTCACGCTTACGATCGGCAATGACGCTCTGGAATCAACCAGTTTCGGCGACACCGGGCGCACCTTCACGGCGGGCTTGGCACAAGTCGAGTGCACCATAACTCTTTTCCTGGCTTACGGCGGCACAGGCGCAACCAGCGAAACGGAAGGCGCACTGTTCGCAATGGTCGGCAAAAGCAGCACCTTGGTCATTTCGCCAAGCGGCACTACCGAAGGCGCATCCAACCCGGAATACACGATCACCGGCGCATACCTCGAGTCGTTTACGCCGATCAACTCGACCGTCGGCGAGCTCGCCACCGTCGAAGTCACGTTCACCGGCGGCACGTTCGCCCGCGACATCACGCCCCCGTAACTAACACTCCAACCGTGCAAGGAGAAACATGAAAATCCAAATCAGCGTCGACACCGGCAACGGACCCGACATCGTGACCACCAATTTGTTCACAGTCATCACCTGGGAACGCAAATATAAACGGCGCGCAGGTGACCTGGCGGCAGGCATCGGAGCCGAAGACTTAGCGTTCTTGGCATACGAAGCCAGCAAAGCCGCAGGGATCACCGTCCCGCTGGTGTTCGACGAATACGCCAAAAAGATTCTCAGCCTCGAAGTCGTTAGTTCGGAGGACCAAAACCCTACGCAGCCGGCAGCTACAACCGCGCCCTAGCGGAGCTGCTGGTATCGACAGGATTTTGGCCCCATGACATACCATTTGAAGCCAAAGACCTAGCAACGGCGATCGACGTCATAAACAAACAGCGCAAAGGAGGCAAACGATGAGCGTCACAGCCAGCACCGAAATCGTCGGCGCAAAAGATGCCATCAAAGCCCTGCGCAAACTCGACCCCGAGCTGCGGAAACAGTTCAACCGCGACGTGAAACAGATCGTCGCTCCGATCGTTGATGATGCCCGCAACGCCTATCCAGCCAAAATGCTGTCCGGCATGGAACGCAACTGGACCCAACGCGGCAACCAAAAATTTCCCTACGACGCTAAAAAAGCCCGCGCTGGCGTAAAACACAAAATTGACACTCGCCGCGACGCCCAATCGGTCATCAAAATCCAACAAACCAACCCAACGGCCGTCATTATCGAGTTCGCTGGCAAAAACCGTAACCCGCTCGGCACCGCCCTAAACCAGTTTGGGCGCGTGGCCCGTTTTATGTGGCCAGCCGCCGACCGCAACGAACGCAAAGTCCAAGCCGAAATGAAACGCCAAGTTCTTGACGCCGTCCGCAAGGTGCAAAGGGAAATCTAAATGGCAATCAACATTCCCATTATTTCGGAGTTCAACGGCAAAGGCGTCAAAGCCGCAATTAAAGAATTCAAACAATTAGAAACAACGAGCGAAAAAGCGCAATTCGCAATTAAAAAAGCTGCGGTACCAGCAGCCGCAGCCCTGGGAGCATTAGCACTTGCAGCCGGATCAGCGGCCAAAGCCGCAATGGAAGATCAAGCCTCCCAGGCCGAATTAGCCCGCACTCTCCAACAGTCAACCAAAGCCACTGACGCGCAAATCAAATCGGTCGAGGACCTTGTTAGCAAAATGACGCTCGCCACTGGCGTCGCCGACACCGACCTGCGCAACGCCCTCGCCGTCCTGGCTCGAGGCATGGGCGACGCCACCAAAGCCCAAGACACATTGAATTTGGCGCTTGACATATCGGCCGCCACCGGCAAAGACCTCACAACCGTCTCCGAAGCTCTCTCCAAGGCATACAACGGCAACGAAACCGCCCTAGCCAAACTTGACCCAACCTTGCGGGCAGTTATTAAAGAAGGCGCATCGTTTGACGAAATCGGCAAACGCCTAGCCGACACGTTCGGCGGCGCAGCTGCCACCGCAGCCGAAACATCCGAAGGCAAATTCAACAGAATGAAAGTGGCCATCGGCGAAACCCAAGAATCCATCGGCCAAGCCCTTTTGCCGATCATCGAGAAGCTTCTGCCAATCCTGCAATCACTGGCCACATTTGTTCAAAACAACACCGGTCTAGTCGTCGCTTTAGGCGTCGCATTTGGCACGATCGCCACAGCCGTCATCGCGGCCAACGCCGCCATGACAGTTTGGACAGCAGTGACCAAACTGGCGACAGCTGCACAAGCCGCGTTCAACATCGTCATGTCAGCCAACCCGCTTTACCTGGCGGCCGCAGGTTTCGTCGCCTTAACCGCCGCCGCCTACAAATTCCGCGCAGAGATCGAAACTATCAACGAAAAAATCGACGACTTTTTCGACCGGTTTGGGCCACTAGGCAAAATTGGAAAAACGGGCATCCTGAAATCGTTGCCACTAGCTGACTATTTTTTGAAAGCCGGAGACATTTTCGGAAACATTTTCGGCGGTGGTAACAAAGGCGGCGGCGACCTCGGACCTGCACCCAATGTCCGACCAATGGCCACCGGCGGCATCGTCATGAGCCCAACCCTGGCGCTCATCGGCGAAGCCGGCCCCGAAGCCGTCATTCCGCTCGACCGCATGGGCACCGGCGGAAACAACATCACAATCAACGTCAACGGAGGCGACCCCAACGCCGTCGTCGCGGCCCTCCGCCGGTACATGCAAGTCAACGGCTCCGTGCCGATCCGAACCAGCGCCGCCTAATGTCCTACACAGCGCCTACCGTCAACTACGCCACGACCCAAAACGGGACGTACACAACCCTGACCGGCGTCCAATCGGTGCAGATCGTTCGGGGCCGTACCTACTTCCAAGACAACTTCCAGGCATCCAGCTGCACGATCGAGCTCATACCGGCAGCGACTTATGCGACACCGCTAGCCATCGGCCAATACATCGATGTGCGGGTCACAAACACCGACACAGCCCGCGCTTACTTTTGCGGCAAAATCACCGACATACGGCGGAGCTACGACATACCGTACGACGCCGGCACAGGATTAGCCCCAGGTGACCGCATGATTATTTCGGCCACAGGCGGCACAGGGCTAACAGCGGCCTACACATTTGAGGCGTCAGTGCCGAGTGGTAACACGATTGCGGCGGCTGAGTGCACGTTACAAATGGGCCTAATATGCACATTAGCTGGAGTGGCATTGGTGCCGAATGTTGGCAGCAATCTGACCTCAAGCACAATTACATTGCCGGGCCAAAATGCGCTAGATCTTGTCAACAAGATTGCGCGCACAGCCCAATACTTCATTGACGATCGAGACAACCAACGCGACGGCATTTTTGCTGGCCAAGTCGGAATGATCTGCGGCCCACCAAGGACCACATCCGCAACATTTAGCGACACCGGCCCAATCCGTTACACTGGCTTAGAGTTTTTTTCGTCCGCCGAAAACGTCTTTAACCAAATCAACGTGTACCCAGACGGTTTGGCCACGCAAAGCCAAACAGGTACCGCACCGTTCAACAGCCTCGACTACTACACGACAAACAATACGACAGCCGACGCCGCCAGCCTTGCCGGACTGCTCTACAACCTTTTCAACGGCCTGACCACAGCGGTGCCGTTCACCTTGACCACCGACACCAACGCCGACGACACCTGGCTTGACGTTGCACAGCTGCAAACGCCGACCGGCGGCGCTGGATACATTGCTGCCGGTGCCACGATCACGTTCCGAGGCGCAACCTACAATGCTCAAATTCAACGGATCGCGGTGTCGTTCACGCCTGACGTCGCTCGCCTGGCGCTCACGTTGTCGCCGAACCTGGGCACACCGTTCACGCTCAATAGCAATCAGTTCGGCATACTTGACACAAACAGACTGGGGTACCCATAAATGGCAACACCTACAACAACAAATTGGGGTATTAGTGGCAATTAACAGCACATTCAGCGCGGGTCAAGTTCTAACCGCTGCACAAGTCAACAATTTACCGTTCGGGATCGTGGTAGAAACCGGAGGGACCGCTACTACGGCGTACACAGCTGGAAATGCGTTAACCGTTTTAACAGCTACGGGGACTATTACGGCGGGCAGATTGTATATGGTGCATGGAGCATTAGCTGTTCAAGCATCAGGTTCTGGAACCTCGAACGCTTTATATGTCGTTGTGACATCGTCAATAACGCGAACACTCTGGTATGACACAACAGCTATTGGCACCAACCTCTGTCAATCTGCGTCGGGTTTTGCATACATGACAGCAACAGATTTAGGCGTGACAAGCGGAACCGCAAGCCGAACATTTAATTTGACCTGGAAATCAGGCGCTGCCGGGTCGTTGAATATTGACCCCGACAACTACGTTGGAGCATCTACATTTCAACAAAGGCTAATTATTTTTGACGTAGGTAAAACGTGATCTATTTTATTTTTGGCATTGTTTTAAGCTCGTTTCTGACAATAATCGTAACCGTTGTCGCAATAGGAGGAATTAAACATTGAAAGTCCGCGTCGCCATCTTGGCGGCGCTAATCACCGTGCTGGCAAGCGCCTGCAATAACAAAACGTGGATCGAATGCCAACCGGCACAAACGATCCGAACCAAAAACCGTGCACTGACCAGCCCAGTAATGACACCCGACCAAGGCCAACAGGAGGCCGCGACGTGTTAGACAATCTCAAACCCAACCGGCCGCCTTACACGCCCGAGCAGCTCAACGCCCGCCTGCGCTTTTGGGTCGGCATCACCCTCGCCGGCACCTTGGTGCTCACCATGGTGGCCGTGTTCATAAATCTTTTGTTTATCCCGCAGGGCCCGACCATGCCCGAGACCGACAAAGAGCTGCTGAACCTGATCTCGCCCATCGTCCTGTTTCTATCCGGCACTTTGTCCGGCGTGATGATCTCGACCAGCGGCAAAAAAGACACCGACGGAGACGGAGTGCCCGATGCCAACTAAGAAAGCCGCCAAGAAAGCCGCCGTCAAGCCCGCAGAAGCCCCCCAGGCGGCCGCGAAGCCCAAAAAGGCGTCCAAGTACCCGTACAAGAAACTCGTCGTTCCTGCGGCCCTACAAGGCGTCGAAAACGGAAAACTGTCCGGCAAGATCCTGCGCGGCGTCAAATGCGGCGGCCAAATGTACATCGAGGCGGCCGAAGCGTTCGACCGCATGTACGACCAGGCAATCTTGTCCGGCATCAAGCTGCGCAATATCGGCGACTATCGATCCTTTGAGGCGCAGCTCGGCCTGTTCAAGCAGCGTTACGCGCTCGAGGATTTGGGCCGCAAACCCACCGTGACCCGCACCTGGGACGGCAAAACGTGGTATCTGAAGCCTGGCATGAGCCCCTGCTCAACGCCTGGCAAGTCCAACCACGGCCTCGGCCTGGCCATCGACCTTGACGTGACGACCGCCAAAGTGCTCGACTGGATGTGCGCCAACGCCCCCACCTACGGGTTCTATTTGCAATCCGACGACCCAAGTTCACCTGAGTTTGAAGCCTGGCATTGGCAGTACGCCGGATAATCCCACACCCCTTGGGTAAAGTTCGCTAAAGTCGCTGCACCCTGACCCCAACCAGGAGGAAACATGCAAGACGACCTGTTCTCAGCGTTTGCAGCTCGAGACGAAGCCATCAACCGCGTTGACCGCAACGCCGACGACGCCTGGAAAACCTGTGCCGAGACCGTTGTGCTCCACTTGGCCCGAATGCGGCCAACATTCACAGCCGACGACGTGTGGGCCTACCTGACCGCACACCACGACGTATCGACACACGAACCGTCCGCCCTCGGTGCAGTCATCACCCGCCTGGCACGTCAAAAAAAGATCCGCAAAATCGGCTACACACAGTCAGCCCGAAAAGCCCGCCACGCCGCGCCCATCGCCGTATGGTCGGCGGCCTAGGAGGAAACCCC